TTAGGTAATGTCATTTTTACATTACGTAAAAATTGAGCTTGACCTAATGTTCCTTCGCTTAATGCTTTATATTGATCGAATATGCTTTTCATTATTCTTTTAAATTTTTAATTTTCTTGTCTAATTCGGTTAATCGTGTTGATATTTCTTCTAATCCACGAACTGAATTAGTAAGATAATTTTCAGTGGTTAGGCTATTTTCGTTACGTAAGCGAATGCTATAATCAACGATTTGATCAATTTCGCGTAGACGTTTTTTAATACCTACTATTGCTTTTGATATTTTACGTTCAGGAGTAACTTCAGACACTGTTTTAGTAAATGAACGATATGATACTTCATTAATCGGATCTTGTCCTTCGTATTTAACGAATTCAAATGTTTTACCTGTTTTTGGACGATTACCAACTACTTTATATCCTAATTTTTCAGCAGTTTTAGTTGCTATATTTTTACCACCTTTAGAGAATGCAAATTTAGTTAAATAAGCTTCACCTCCAGATGTAACGTTATCTTCATCTAAAATTTCAGCTATTGCTTGACGTATTAATTCTCGTAGGTTATTCATTTACTCTTATTTTATTGGTAGATTGGGTATTTCAGTTATGTACTTATCTAAATCAGCTTGATCTTTTTCTTCATATTTATATCCTGCACCAGTAGTTGCTTGAGATAATTCTTCAGGATTTTTAACTAATTTACCTAAAACCAAAACCGCAGATTTTTTAAATGCAGGAACTAGTTTAGTGTTAAATTCTTCTTTAGTACCTTCTTTATCTTTTGAATAATTATCATATGAAATCATTCCATTCCCTTCTTTATCAAAATTAAGACTTAATAATACCGCTTTAGTACTCTCATTACTTTGAGGGATAGTAAGCTGCATATTAAGAGCGGGTTTTGATCCGGTATCTGAACTTGGTCGGTATGTTGCTGTAATATCTTTTACTTGTACAGTTTCTCCAAATATTTCTTTAATTGTGTTTTCAAAGTCAGGACCTAAATCATTTAGATTTATTTCAATATTTTCTTTTAAAAACTGAGATTCAGTGATGATGCCAGCTAATTTTTGCATTCTGCGAAATTCTTCGCTTAAAATTTCTTGTTTCATTTTGTTGTTCTTAATTCGTGTAGTAATTCGTAGTAATTCATTAAATTCAATACATCATCATCAGATATATTTTCCGCTTTAGGGATCATATTTAGTATATTATTTACTTCTGATAATTTAATTTTAGTTTTCTTATCTGTAACTTTTTCAGTTAATATTTCTAATTCCAACTTAACGTTTTGAATTTGATTATTAACGTATTCTTTTAATGATACAGTATTGGATATATTCTTGATAAATTCAGATAATAATGTCTTTTGTTCTGGTAATAGATCTGTATATTTTGAATTAAAGTTTTCAACTACCATTTTATAGATCATCATACGAGTACCTTTATCTTGTTTGGAATATTCTTCCATTACTTGATCTTGTACTGCTGCTTTATCTACTGCTTTATTAGTTAGAAACTCAAGTAAAGTTACTCGATTATCAATAACAATTTTAGGATCAGTAAATTCAGTTGAAGTATGTGCTTCCATTAAATTAAAAATGGCGGCATTAATTTTATAATTGTGTATTTTAGCTTTAAAAAAATCTTCTAAATTATAAGTTTCCTTAATGTCTTTAATTAAGTTATATTTTTCCTTACGTAATGCAGTTTTATTTAACTTTTCAGATAATTTTAAAATAGTTTCAACTAAGCTATCTGCTTTAGATTCGGCTAATGATTTTACGTTAATTAATGCTTGATATAATTTATGTTCTTTAGCTATTTCTGTGTTAGAGAAGTATTTTTTAACTAAAGTAGCCGCGTGTGGATCTTTATTAGACAAAATATCACTAGCAATTTGGCGCACTAATAGCTCAAATAATATGCCAGTGTTTTTGTATTTAGAATTTTTCAATTTAGACATGTCTTAGTATTACTCTGTTATAAATATCGATTAGTTTATATATCTTGAATATTTGATTCATTTAGTATGGAAGGTTCTTCAAATATGTTAGTTTTACTTACTTTAATACTCTCTAACATCTTCTTATTCTTTAAATATTCTACTCTAGCATTCTCTAACGTCCAAGTAGCACCAGTACCTGCAGCTGCTTTTAATGGCTCATGCATACCTTTTGAACCGATTGGATCTTTACCCAATGCATGGTCTTGTGTTCCGTAATCAGATACTTTTTCTTCAGGACGTCCTGCTTCTTTTTCATCATACCCAATAGGTACTTCACCGTAACGACCTTTACCATATAATGTAGCTAAATCATGTGGCGTACCAAATGATGTGCCAGATTCAACTGGATCGTTACCTTCGTTTTCGATTTGTGAAATACGGAATGCACGTTTCTTATCTTCAATCGTTTGATTACGATATTCAGCGTATTGATCTTCTGAGAAATGGAATATGTTTTGATAGATCCAATCAGTTGGTAATAATGATTTGTCCATTATGTTTCCAGCCAATTCAACTTTTTCTTTCCATAGAGCAATTTTTTCTTGCTCATAAATGATAGATGGAGTAGTTAACGATAATTCAAAATTTGTTAATTCAGCATCATCAAATCCTTGAGTATATAAGTGAACTAAAGCGATTTTAGTTAATTCAGATACAACAATACGTTGTATACGTTCTACTGTACGAGCAAAACGAATATCTTCAGATGCTAAAGTAGCTTTACCAGTTAAATCTTTTTCGTATCCCAAGAATGCTTTTGGAACGCGTAATGCAGCAAATAATTTATCACGTAAGTAAGATACGTCTTCGATTGCTGTATATTCTAATCCTTTTAATGTATCAATCTTAGTTGATGAATCATTTCCTCTAAGCGGCAGATAGAAATCTTCCGTTAGATTCTGCATATTATACTTTAAATTGTAATCATTTGTTTGTGGATCAATATATGGAGTTTTCTTGATACGTTGTTTCATTTTCTCCATATAACCATCAACTTCATTTGGAGCAATATTTCCTACGTTTACATAAAATAAACGTTTTTCAGGTGCACGCATAATACGATGTATTAACATCGCATCTTCCATTAAAGTTAATTGCTTAAATATTTTACGGCCTGGCTCAAGATATGAACGGCCATAAGGTAAGTATGATGGATCTGAAATTAATCTAAAGTGAGCTATTTCGTAGTTTTCAAAATAATCATCTTTATTTGTATTTGTAGCGTATCCATATGATTGGTTCATATTGATTTTAAAACGCACATATGATGGATTAGCAGCATTAGTTCCTTCTTCACGTTGAACATCATATACAGAGAATGGAAGTGCATTATATACACCAAATTTTTCTGCTATATCTAAGTGTAGATAAAAATCACCATACTTACACATTGTTCTAACCCATGCCCATAGATTAAATTCTACGTTTAAAACTTCATAAAATAAATTATAAAGTACACGTTGTGTTTTATCGTTTGGAGATTTAATATGTAATACTTCACCCTGCTCGTTTTTTAGAGTAGCTTCATCAGCAATAATGTCTAACGCTGAAGCGATGATAGCATCTGTATCCATTGCTTCGTAGTCCGTGTAAAGTGAAGTACGTAATGTCTGATAATTCATTAATGGAGTGTATGCTAGTTTTGAATTACCAGCATGGATTCTATTGAATCTATCTATTAATGAGTTTGTTTGAATGTTACCGTATGTTTGTAAACGATCAACATCAATTGTGCGTAACTGATTTCCCCCTACATTTCTGATAATTACATCAGTGGAGAATAATCTTCTTAGTCGTCCGAATAGACTAGTATCTATTGCCATATTATTTTGTGTTACTCAATATGTATTATATGTTATAAATATCGAATATAATGAGGAACATTACATTAGCCAATTTAGATCGTGAGTATTTCCATGTACATCTTTCATTTGCCAAGGATTATTTTCCCTATATGTTCCTGAACTGATACCTGATGATGCTACATTAATATTATTTAGTGATGCTTTAGTCATTTCTAATCCATTTTGGTGATAAACTAATGCTGTATCTCTAATATACAATCCAAACGATAATGCCATTGTTAAGTCATCATTATATCCACCTTGTGCTTGTGCTTTGCCATGATCCCAAATGAACGTTCTTAGTTCTTCTAATTGACGTTTAGAATAAAATACAAATTGCTTATCGCGTAATGAAGATTCTAATTTAGAAATAAATAATGGGCGTGTTTTAGATGAATTAGTTAATCCAGGAACGGTCTGATCATTTTCCATCTTGTATACAAAATTATCAATTGACATATCACCACCTTTAGGCGAGTGATATAAATTTGAATAACCACGCTCAATAATTGAATTAATAACGTCCCACCCAATATTTGCGTTTTCAATCACTAATAATGCTGAATTATATTCAATAGCGGCTGTAATTAAATTATTTGCAAATTCACGAGTACCGATTTTAGATTTAAATTCAGCTACTTGTTTATATGCTTTAGTTGCTATAATATGAAATGTTGAGTAGTCACTTCCATCACCACGAGCAACGTCAGCACACACAACATATGTTTCAGACGGATCTGGATATTCCCAAATCCAATAATCACCACCCATACCACGTCTTTCAACAGGATCCATAATGTGATTTTGCTCATAGTATTCTAGAATATCGTTTGTTACAACATTATTACCAGAAGCTAAAAAGTCACATTCATATTCTTGGGCAATCTCTTGAGTGCCCATATTTGCCTTTTCATTCTCGAACCATTGAGCATCACGTTCAGGATGTACATCCCAAGGTAATTTGATTGGTAAAAATGAATTTTCATTATTGATAGCACCAACCCAAGTTTTATGGAACCAGTTACCAATACCATTTGGAGATGATAATGCTATGCATCCACCACCAGATGAAATTGTAGGTTTAATTGCGGTATAGATCCGATCAATCCCGTCAATAAATGCAGCCTCATCAATTAGTAGTAACGATACAGCATATGAACGACCAGCATCGGAAGCAGCTGATGATGCAACGATTTGGGATCCATTAGATAATTTTAATGATAATTTATTATTTGAATCGGGTTTTTCTTTACCTTTAAGCCAAGCTGGTAATTGTTGGTACATAAATTGTACTTTATCTACCATGTTTACAGCTGTTGATTGCTTAGTTGCAATACATAATACTGTTTTATCTTTATGAAACAACATTGTCCATAATGAAAAACCAGCAGCTAACGTTGATATACCTAATTGACGTGATTTATTAATGATTGTATAATCATTCTTTAACCATAACTTCAATACTTGCTCTTGGAATGGATATAAGTTAAAATTTACACGCCCCCTAGTTGGGTGTTGTACCATACAGTACTTACGCATAAAGTGGATAGGATCAGTTAGACATTTAACGTATTCTTGTCTAATTATATCCTTTATATTTGTTTCGCTCATTTAATCCAGTTTTCTAATGCTTGTATATAGCCATCACCCATATGGTCCTTAATAGTTTTACCGGAAAATAATGATCTTAGGTATAACCAAAGTGATTTTAAAGACCCATCATTTTGTAATTTATTACCATTTGTATCTAATCGTACTTGATAATTAACGTGGTAAAATCTAATGTATGGTGTATGTGTTACTAAATCGTTATTATGTACTATTCGTAAAGTATCTATACCACTATTATCGTAGTTTTCTTTAAATACTTTATTACCTACTCTTGGACTACCAATTGTTAATGATTTAATATTATAATGTGGATAGTGGTTTTTAATTGAGTATGCATATAATGTAGCTACTGCGCCACCTAAACTATGTCCACAAACTACAATATCTGTAGCTTTGCCTTGTAAATTCTCTAATGCAGTATCGATTGCATTATAAGTATCACCTACTACTGATTCCCAACAATATTTAAATCCAATATGTACTTTCTCACCTTCGTTTATGAATGGTACTTTATCAATAGAAGCATCGTTTTGGAAATCCTTCTTTGATTCGCTACCTCTCCATACAACATATATTGATTTATCCTTTATTGCTATAAATCCTTGTGTATCTGATTTTTTATGTTCGATCCATTTTACTAATTCTAATTCATAATCATCCCATATGATTTGATCTTTATCAGAATAAGCTAACACTGCTAATTTGGCGTTATATAGTGCTTCGTTTCTTGTCATAATGTGTTTTTGTATATAAATATATAAAAAGAGAAAAGTCCGCTAAAAGCGGACTCTCTAAATAAACAAACATTATTATGAAAAATTTTTATACTTCTTCTTCCGCATCTTCAGCGCCAACAACGGCAGCAGCATCTCTAGTTTCTTTATCAGAAATTTTAGGTATGTTGTATTTCTTTTTAGTAATACGGAATTTTTTAGCTAATTCTAAAGTAACTGGATCTTGTGTTTGGATCATTCCATCAGCATATTGTTGAGCAATTTCTTGTCCTAATGCATCATCGTTAGCTACCATTTTTTGCATTTTATCAACATATTGTTGTTTAGCATCCGCATTATCGGCTTTACGATAAGCTTCACGAGCACGTTTGTAATCTAATGTTTTAGCAGCCAATTCAGCTCTATCAGTAGGTAACTGGTAATCTGGATTAGCTTGAGTAGCAGCAGTATACTCAATATCACGACCGAATTTTGAACCACGGTCTTGAGATGGAGTAACCACACCAGTCGCTTTTTCAAATCCTGTTGACACATCTTTTTGCGAGGCACTAAATGGCAGTTCATCATATGATATTTTTTTCTTTCCAATTGCACCAATTACTAACGGGCGAATAAAAGATTGTTGTGATGCATATTGACGATCAGGATTGGCTTCGTTATGAAACTTTAAAATATCCGTTGCTGTTAATGCTTCGCCTTTATCTTTTAATACTTTAACTATATCAACTAAACTTCTGAATTCTGATTTAGATAATTTACTTTGTACGCTTTCTAACTCACCTCTAAAATCTGGTTTTAATGAATATTTTACTTCAGCAGCACGAGCCATTTCTTTTAATTTTTGACCGCCTGCAGTTTCAATACCTTTAACATCAGCATTACCTTTAATAGCATCTAATTCCTTAGTATCTTTATAAGAAACTGCTTCTCTACCTTTAGCAGTAGTAACAAATGCAGTATTATCTTCACCCATGATTTCCTCACGTACTATTTTGTTAATTATTTCTTTTAATTTATTTTCCATTATATATTTTATAGGAGTGTTCTGTTATAAATATGATTATTTTTCTAATTCATTTAATATAGTAGCAATTCTTTCCTCAGTACTACCTTTAATTTCAACTGTACGTTTTGGTTTATATGTCTGTAAGAACCATTTAATAGATTTATCTATCCTATCCCGATATTCAGGATCTGTTTCTCTAACACCATTATTTTCTATATCTACACCCTCGGGCGATACATAAAAAATAATATCGTATTGCTTAGCCAACAACATAGCCGCGTCAAATAATATCTCTTTTTCATTAGATTTAATCGACTTAGCTTCTTTAGTAAATGCACAAACATCATATACTGTCCTGTCAGTTAATAGATTATCATTAAATAATTCACTCGCACGCTCAGCAATGAAAACCAACTGACCTTTAACACTAGAGTCAGTATTTAATGGGATACCTAAATCGCTTAAATATTTAGATCGTTCAACACACCCAGTATAATCCTTAAACTCATCTAGTTCTAATAATGCTTTAACTAATGTAGTTTTACCTACAGACATTGTACCTGCTAAACCTATTTTCATCGTGCTAAACCTAATGTTAATGCTTTGTTGTGACTAACTTCCTTACCGTTCTTTGGATTAATGTATGTTCTATGAGCAACAGGAATCCAATGATTATCTCTATGAGTATAATCAAGAATATGATTATATCCCTTAGGATAAAAACATTCTACCGATATAGGTCCGGATGGGTTTTTGTCTAGGTCGTATGTCCATACATCCTTCGTACCATCTTCATGATTAAATTCACGAGTATATTTACGTTTTTGTGGTTGGATCACACCTTCAGTAATTAACGTTTCACGATTTTTGGGTCTACCCCGTCTTTCTGTTTTCATAATATTAATGTTTGTTTAATATAAATATAATTAGGAAACAAATATTTTACTCTACTCCTGTTATTTGTTCTAGTATATCTCTTTGAATTAGTTTTTCAGCAACATAAATACCGTGTGCACCTGATACTGTAATTCCACGAGCTGATAACGCATCACCTACAAAGTGTACATTCGGATAATCGTTTAATGATAAATCATGATAGTTTACTAATGGTTCAGGTGATAAGTACTTAACTTCAGGAATATACATTCCCCAATCATCACCCATTTCAGGAAATACTTTTTTCATATCTTGAATAAAATCCCAAACGTATTTAAAATATCCATCAAGTGCAGGTTCAACTACATGAGATAATGTATCTAAACTGATTGGTGTAGCTGATACAGTATTATTTTCAGATGTTGTAGATGGAGTTCTAGATGGAGAGTAATACAATCCAGTTCCGTTTGATTGCAATTTTTGTACTACATCTCTACTCCAAGCAAATGGATCTTCAATACCCTTAATTTCCATTAGGATACCGAAGTTAGTCATATCGTTCCGGAATTGTTCCCCTTTTTTCGCATGACCATTGTAAGTAACATCACCATAAGTTTCCTCAACGGCCACATAAGCAGCGTTATTGTTAGTGCAGAAACTACGAAGAGATACGTTATCGAATTTCTGATAAAGTTTGAAATCATAGCTGATATCGATTAATTTTTGAAAATATTTTTGTGGCGCCTCGAATCGAACACCAATTTGTACTGATTTAGGTTCATTAGGTAATTCATAGTCGTCGGCTAATTTTTGAGCAAAGTCAATACCTGATTTACCTACTGCAAATATTAATTCGTCATAATTCATCCACCCACCTATTTTAGAAGTAGGATCGTCTAATACATAGATATTACTTTGTTCAAACTCGATTTTAGTTACTTCATGATTCCATTTAAATTTAACACCTTTATCAGTTAAATATGAATACCACGCTTTAGCAATTTCATGCAAATAATTTGAACCAATATGCCATACTGGAAATAAACGTAATCCAAAATATGGTTTGATAAAATCTGGTTCAGCAATAGGATCAGACATAAATATTTCGTCTGGTTTTGGATGAAAACGAGTAAAATTGTCTACTACTTGCTTCATCAATTCCATTGCCTTCTCTTCACCACAATATTTTGATAACTGACCACCGATTTCGGTATGATAAGTTAATTTACCATCTGACCATCCACCAGCACCTAACATACCTGTCATTACTTCTTCAGGTAAACGATTGTGTGGGTCATTTCCTTTATCAATGATTTTGATTAATTCACCTGGATATCCATTATCCACTAATTTAGTAGCCGCGTTAATACCCGCTACTCCAGCACCTACGATTATAATTTTTTTGTCCATAATAAATTTTAAATTGCTTTTAAATGTAATTAGGAAAGGCCCAATCTTTCGATTGGGCCACAGATCCATTTTTTTAATATTAAGTCGAACGGCTATGAATCGTTCTAAATATTTTCTTCTTCGTCGTAATTATCTATATATTCATCTATATCATCTGAAGATTTCATTTTGACATTTATTTGATTTTGAACTACACG